CAGCCGCAAGGCGTAGATGTGTGGGTGAGTATGAGTGATTTTAATAGCTACGCGCAAATTTCGATGAAAGAACCTGAAAAATTTGATAATGGTAGCCGCAATGTAACGTACTTAACAAACAGCGCGTGTGCGGCTATATCTGGCGAATTTGCAAAGGCTTTCAACATATCACAGGGTGAATGTGTTAAATTCAAGATTGTGAGGCAACCATGACCCTAACCATAGACTACAACCAACTAAACACAGCCCTAACACCCCAACAAAACGCCCAAAACACAGCGAAAGCCGCTGAGATTATCCGCAAGAATCAGCTGAGAAGTACGGGGTTTACGGCAGAGGAGATTGAGTTTGTAACTAACTCACGAATGGCAAACAACGCACTAAATCAAAATTTACTAACTAATGAGTGAGATAACATGCAAGACATACCAGTAAAAGACAGAACAAAAGAAATTGAATACGTGAGGGCTGTATTGAATATGGTTGAAATAGGGATAACCTATACAGGCGCGGATCTAATTATTACCGTATTGGATGCTTTAAAAAACAAGGGCGATAAATTCAGTATTCAAGATGGTGTAAATATTCTATTTGACCATAAAAAGAAGTGGGAAAAATATTTCAAAGATAAGGAGGAAGCTAATGCCTGACATAACAAAATGTACAAACAACCGCTGCGCCCGAAAATCCGACTGTTACCGATTCACAAGCGTGCCGAGCGACGCACATCAGAGCTACGACATATTCGTACCTGAGGTGAATGTGGTGGAGGGGTTTCGGTGTGATATGTATTTACAACGTGGTGAGAATCTAAATTTTTGCCCAATACCGAAAGGATATAGGAATGAGTAAAAAAATTAAAGCAATTTTAGGTTTTTTTGCATTTATGGCTATTGGATATTTAGCGTATTCTTTCGTAACGTTTAATTATGATGTTTTTATTTGGCAGGTAGGAAATAGAATTTATTTATTATTACTTCCTGTAATCCCTGCTGTGGTTTCTTATATTGTGGAAATGTTTTTATTTGACGACTAACCCCATTCCAATGATAACGATATTAAAAGAAAAAATCCAAAAAACAGGGCTCGAAAAAACATGGCAAATTGAAATCGACTACTGGCGCGGCTTTTGGAATCCGTTTAACTTTCGATGGATAATTGCACGATGGAATATTGAAGTTTATTTATTCGGATTTAAAATTACAGTTTTCCACCATCAAAAGCCCTCCTAACCGAGGGCTTTTTTATTGCCAAGAATCCAAAAACCCGAACCCATCAAACAACCAATACCACCTAAAAAACACCGCAAAACAAAATATTTTTGCAATCCATACAATTCACTACATTTTTTTCTTGTTTTTTGCAAATTCTTTTAGTAAGTTTGCGGCGTGCCAAACCAACGCACTCATGCAATCCCCCGTAGTGCGGACTAAAACCACCGCCCTATTTTACCATGATAGGAGCTTAATCATTAAAGAACGTTACCACGAAAAAGGGCAGAATCCGAAATATCGACTAAACAACGAAACGGCGGATTTTCTTTCGAGAGCGAAAGGCTTTGGCATAGACAAGCTTACTGCTGTGATGGATGAAGAGGAAGAGCTACCTTTTTTTCTTAACATTGAAGACGGCGACAATGAACTACCTGAACCGCTTGTAATCGATTTTTCTAAGACGTTGGTATTATCAGACGTTCACTTAGGTTTTCATGATAGAACGGCTGTAGAAGCAGCGATAAGATACGGCAGAAAGAACAAAGCAGATTGCATCATATTGAACGGTGACATACTTGATATGTACCAACTATCAAGATTTGATAAAACGCCAAATAAGGGCGCAATAGTCAATGAAATTAAACTTGCAAGGGAGTTTTTTAGAATACTGAGAGAAGTATTTCCGAACGCTGAGATTTATTTCAAAAAGGGGAATCATGAAGAGCGATACAACAAGTATTTCGCCGCGAATGCAAAAGAGCTGTATGGATTTGATGATTTTTTACTAGAGAGTATTATTCACTGTGATAATTATGGTATAAGAACGATAGAAGACAGGCAGTTAGTGAGTTTAGGCAAGCTAAATATTTATCATGGGCATGAAATAGGCGGCGGCGGTGTTCACGTAGCTGCTGGATTGGTGACAAAAACGAACGCGAATATACTTTGCGGACATTGGCATAAAACGCAGACGTACACCAAAACACGATTAAACGAACAGCCAATTGCAGGTTTTGCCGTCGGGTGTTTATGCAAACTCAACCCGTTTTATTTGCCAAATAATCAATGGAATCATGGCTTTGCTTTCGTAGATACGGCATCCGGCGGTACATTCCACGTTCATAACAAACGCATCATCAACGGACAGGCGGTATAATGGATTCAAACAACTTAGTTCACCACAGCAACTTTCACCCGTCTGACGCTTTTGTCTTTTTCTTTACGGTGCTGTTCATGCCATTTATATCGTACGTTGCTAAGTTTATGAATGAAAATACGGGTGTATTTGTATCGTTTGGAGCGTTGCTAGGTATGGCATACACCACCTACAAATGGCGGACTGTTTATAACGATAGAAAAAAACTAGGTACGATTACCAAACTTGATAACAGGGACTTAGAATGACCACTAAACAAGCCGACACCTTAGTCACCACACTTACCGCACTAGTTAGCTACGTAGCTGATTATCTATTATTAAATCCCGAGAGCTTGCTTAATTGGGCATCATTCCGCACGGCGGTTATCGGGGCTGTATTGGCATATACGGGCAAGAATCGTAAGAAAATTATTGCGGCAATACGGAGTTTGTTGATATGAGAAGAATCAGCCAAGCGGGCATAGATCTGATAAAGTCTTTTGAGGGCATTCGTGACGGTGACAAACTTACACCGAACTTTGACGTTTATCTTTGCCCTGCTAATTATTGGACAATCGGCTATGGTCACGTTGTAAAGGTCGGTGGTGTGATGTTAAAGGGCGTAGAGGATGAAGCTAAGGCACGAATAGCATATCCGAGAGGGCTAACACTGTTAGAGTGCGAAACATTACTGGCAGACGATTTAGCGCGGCATTCGCAATCCGTAGAATCATTGGTAAAAGTAAAATTAACGGACAATCAATTCGCGGCTTTGGTAAGTTTTGCCTATAACTGTGGTATTGCGGCTTTTTCGGGCAGTACGTTACTTGATATGCTCAATAAAGGATATTACGAAAGCGCGGCGGCTCAATTTCTCGTATGGAATAAAGCGACGGTAAACGGGAAGAAAGTAGTACTGAACGGGCTAACACGGCGCAGACAAGCGGAAAAACAATTATTTCAAACACCATAAAAACACTATGCAAACCAAGCAAGCACTAAACAAACTATATTCATTTTCGCGATTAGAGGTCGCACAGTCAAAAGCTATTCACGATTCACTTCTTAAACTTTGCAGTGACGAAACAGTCACATTGAGTCAAGAAGAATATGAAGGCGCATTGATTGCATTAGGTGAGATTAAGGCGATTGCTACTGAGAATGAATTCCAGTTTATCAAACAGGCATTGAAAGCCAAGTTACCTAACAAAAAGCACCAAAAAACATTTGAAACGATTGCTAAGTAATGAAGTCACCACTGCCATATCGTAAGAATTTCACCCTGAAAATCGGAGATGATTTTTCTGAGGTTATAACTTTTACGGGTCAAACAATCACATCATGGACTTTTGAAGGGCAAGCCGTCGGGGCGAATAATAGCGATACGACTTCACTAACATTTACCAAAGCGTCCCCATCTGTCACGGTTTCGATACCAGCGGCAACGACGGCAAACTACGGCGCGCAGCCGTTTAATTATTCGATTAAAATTACCCGTGGCGGTGTAAAGAAAACCTATTTTGAGGGTGTTATTAACGTAACCGAATGAGCGAACTAGAATCAATAAAAAGCGATAAATCAAAAGAGCTGATTAAAAAGATTCGTTCCATAGAAAGCACTAGCGACAAGGTTTTCTATAAAATAGAATACGACTATTTTACTAGTGAAACTAAAATGTACTACCTAGCAAAACCGAAAACCGAATGAGCAACCTAACGGTAAATTTCACAGAGGAAATACTCGACGTTACCGTACCAAATGATTCATTGAACGTTACGGTAGTTGAGGAGGTTTTAAACGTAACGGAGAGCGCGGATAGTTTAGATGTGGCTATCGAAGAAACGGCTTTGGACGTTACGGTAGGTAGTGACTTAGAAGTTGAAATTACTGAGAATACACTTGACGTTACTCTTGGTGAGATAGTAGAGATAACGAATAATTATGGCGGTGGTGCAACGTACACACATACCCAAAGTACGGCAAGTGCAACGTGGACTATCGCTCATAATATGAATAAAAATCCATCGGTAACGGTAATTGATAGCGGCGGTAGTTATATAATCACTGACATTGCATACACCAACAGCAATACATTAGTTCTAACATTTTCAGCCGCTTTAGGCGGCACAGCTTATCTGAATTAATATGAAAATAGGCAATAACATAGACCTGCAAAAAACGGAGCTGCAAAACGCAAGGATTCAAAACCTTTCAAGCGCTCCGAGTTCACCCGTTGCAGGTCAAGCATACTACGATACTACTGATAACTGTTTGAAAATCTATAACGGTTCGGCATGGATTAGTCAAGATGCTTCAAAAGTTGCGGCGGGCTATATTCCATTAGCTACACTTGCGACAAACCCCCTTGCCCGTGCAAACCATACAGGG